CTTGTTAAGCCGCAACGCTTCATTGGTAGTAGCAACGCCGCCAGCAAACAGAACCAAGTCATCAGTAGAACTACCGACAAACATCTCCCCGCCGTCATTAAACGCGTACGAAGACCCGGCGGTAAAGATGGGGTAGTCGACGGAAGAATAGTTTGAGCTGTTGATACCGACGTCGACAAAATTGCTGTTACCGTCCGTCAGCAGATCGTTGTAAGCAACAAAGTCAGCCGAAGCAGAAGCACCGTCGTTCTGGTTAACCAAGAATAGCTGGGCAAACGAATCAACATCGCCAATCATCTTGGCCAGTTCGGCAGGCAAACTTGGAATAGACGTAACGCCACTACCAACAACCGTGATCGGGCCTGCGTTAAACAAGACGCTGCCGTCGGCCTCCTCGTAGATAGCCTTTTCAGCGGGATACGTACAGAAGACATTCTTCTGTCCAGCAGCAAACGACACCTTGGCGCCTGCGGCGCTGGAAGACAGAATTGTGGTGCGGGTAAGCGTTGGGCCGGTCGTGGAGTACGTACCAATACCTACTTCCCATGCCCCGGCATTGGGGTCAAAAGCTGCGTAGTAGGTGGTGTTACCGTTACCGATCGCCGAGAAAGCCTGGTACGAAAGGACGGCTCCGCCCAAGACGAAGTCCGATGTTCCCGTCGTCGTAGTGGTTTCTTGGACCCTGTCTTTTAGAACTAAAGCCATCTTTTATCCTCAACATTTCTCTGTCACAACAAGATCCCACTCGGCATCTTGGCTGTTTTGGATAGCCTGCCAGCTGGATGCTTGTGCGGACTGAATCACCTGCCAGCTTGCGTTCTGGGTGGTGTCAATTATCGTCCAATTGCCAACGCAGACATCGCCCACTATACCCACCGCCTGTACCCCGGTCAAGGCGTTGCTGTGGATAACACCCATCGTGCCAACGTAGCCTGTAGCCTGCACTCCGGTAAGCGCGGCAGTAACATTCGGGTAAACAGTTCCAACCTGCCCCGTCGCCTCAACACCGGTTAGCGCATTTGTCTTGGTAGGCGCTACGTCCCCCGCAGAACCTGTGGCAGAAACCCCGGTAAGCGGGAACGCCTTAGACCCAACAACAGTTCCAACTTCGCCGTATGCAACCGATGGGTTATGGGTCTGGCAACCACCCCACGCAATGTCGTAGTAGCCGCCGCTGGAGGTGTCTCCGCTCCACGGACCCACGCCCCAGCCCAGGCAATCTTCTGTATTCAGCTGAACAATGACAGGGATGATGTACGTAACCGTCCCGACACTGCCCGTGGCCGCCGTGCCAGTCAAAGCAACTGTAACGTCCGGCGTTTCACCAGCCACAAAGCCGTACGCCGCGTTTCCAGAAAGCGCGACCGGGAGCGTGTACGTTACTGAGCCAATCGCACCAGTTAAAGAATTCCCGGTTAGGGCGACAGACTTTGTGTGGGATACATCCCCGACCTGGCCGGTTGCCTCAACACCTTGGATCGCAATTGAGAACTCGGGGAAAGTTTGGGTGACGTTGCCCGTACCCAGAACACCTGTCAGCTCGAAGGTGCGCTGCCCAACAGAAATGGTGCCTGCTGCACCAGTAGCCGTAACACCTGCAAGTTCTTGGATGGGGACTACATCGCCAACTGCGCCTGTAACCTCAACTCCAGTAACCGGCCAAGAGACTGCGTATACGACAGTACCAACCGCCGTTGTAGAGGAAACCCCCGTTAACTCAGCAGACGCCGAGAACGCAACAGAACCTACAGCCCCAGTAGCTGTAACTCCTGTGATTGCAACAGAGACAGTCTCGCCTGCAAGAGATGCAAACGGCGCCGCTGCAAATGGGGCTATACCAAGCATGACCCTCCCCTAAACCGGGGACGGCTTACGCCAGGCGCAGCAGGGCGGTCGTATTCGTATTGGCGGGCATCGTCAAAATGAACGTGCCAGCCGTAATCGTCTGCGAGCCGAAGGTATGAACGCTCACAGCCTTGTTGCTCTGGGTCTGGTTGTAGATCAGAACCGTGTCAAAAGGTGTGGTCAACGTTACGCCGGTGTACATCAAGCTGCTCGAAGGCGTCCAGTAAGCAGTGGTGCCGGTGGATGTCGGAGCCGTAGCGTTGGTAACAGCGATGCCACCAGCCGAGTAGCCTGCGCCAGTAACTTCACCAGAGGTGGTGTAAGCCGTGGTGCCTGCGCCCAGCGTAGCGGTGGTCTCGTACAGAGCAGCGTAGAACGTGTCTGCTGTACCGGTGCCGCGAGTTGGGGCCGTACCGAAATTGTGCGTTGCGGTAAGCAACTCCGTCTTAAACGAAGTCGTCATTGCCTGGGTATTTGCCATTTTTCAGTCCTTTCAACCGAGCATTGCGGCCATTCCGTCGGCCAGCACGTTTCTCTTTAACTCGACATGCACCGAGCGGTGCACCAATTCGCCGTCCAGCCAGAACTCAATCCAGCGTGTGTATTCGTTGTCATTATCGATGGAACCCTCACGCTTTTCAAGCAGGTTTTCTTCCATCAAACCTTTGGTGGTAGTCACAAGTGCCATGTCTTCTCCTTTATACCAGGCGGATAATTGATGTCGTGCTACCCGACGTTGGGAACTGCACCTCGAACGTGTTGACCGAGGTCTTGGTTGAGCCAAAGTCCAACACGCAGATTGCCGGATTACTACCGCCGTCTTTGTAGATCAACGCACCACGCGCTGTAATGGCGCCAGTCCAAGAGGCATTGGCAAACGAGATATACACCACAGCATTCTGCCCCGTCTGGGTACCGATCGTCGGCGTCTGCGTCACGGTCAAAGCCAAGCCACCCGCCACGTAGTTTCCACCAGAGGATTCCCCGGAGGACGTATACGCGGTGGTGTCGGCATTAAGCGTAGCTGTGTTTGTGTACAGTGCAATCTTGAACGTGTCCGTCGTGAAGTCGAACGTACCGTCCATCAAGCCGATCTTGAAAGTGTTGCAGGTGTAGTTGCCGGTAAACGCCATCAACGCACCCCGTTATTCTGCGGCAGCGGCGCAACACGCGCCTGGCCACTGCGGTATGCGTCGCTACGCTCCAGACCATCACCCAAGCGCTGGGCCATAGCCATGGCTTCCTTGTACTTGCCGTCGTACAGAGCAATGATGTCAGCCTCACCCTTCATGAAGGTGTACGCCTCAACCAGACAACCGTACAGCAGCACCGTGTCAAAGTTGTCGCCAATCCACGAAGTGCCTTGGGCGTTGTTAACTTGGGATACAGGAACCGAGAAGTCTACGGAAGCCGTGCCACCAAGATACGTAGCGTCAGCAGACAGAACGTCGTCCACCGTGTACAAGGAGCCAGGATTTTTGATAAAGATCTCGTCCACTGCGCCGCCAGTAACGATGATGTCCGCCACAGCGCCCGTACCCGTACCGCCGGTAAGCGGCACACCGTAGTAATGGCCGTTCGTGTACCCCGAGCCCCCCGTGATAACGCCTAGCGCGTTAATAGAGGACTGCACAATAGATTGGGGATAGTAGTAGAAATGCAGCTCAACGTCGTAGTTTTGGTCGGGTGTAGGACCGACAATAAAAGATAGCTCATTGGTAACAGTGCTACCAGATACAGTGGGACCAAATAGCGCATAGTACTTAGGGGCGCCAACATCCGTAGTCGGATTCGGGTACGCCTGCCTGATGAAGTTGACGTCTTTGTTGAGAAGGTACTCGTATGACCCGTCAACAATAACCGCCAGGGAATACGTGGAGAGATAGTCGTCAGGCGCAGACAGATAGGGCACTGACGCTGTCAGATGCCCCGTCATGTTCTTACGCAGCGATGGGAACTGAACTGTGTTGTAGATGCGCTGCTCTGCCTGCTCGATGAAACGGTTGATCTGGGCGTTTGGCCCAACCACCGTCCCGTTCGAGAGGTACGTATCCGGGAACGCGTTCTCGGTGTACGACTGAATAGCAGAAACAAGTTCGCTGTAGTTCATCTCAAGCCATCGGCCCGCGAGCCATCAAACCTTTGGTTGCCGCGCCAGTACCACGGACTTTGATGCCGTCAGTCTTGGTGCCCTTGTAGTCGTTGCTGCGCACGTTGGCCACAGACACGTTAGCCTCACGCAGGTACTTCTTGTTGTCCTCCACGCCAACGACGGGAGAAGCGGTCTTCTTGGGTTGCTTGTACGTTGCCATCTTAGCCTCCGCGACCAGAGCTGCGCTGGTTAGCTGCGCGAGCCAGGTTACGGCCCATCTGCATCATGGCCTTGGAGGTCACGCCACCCTTGGCCAGTTTGGTCGGGGCCTTGCCCGGGTGCATCCTGGCTTCGTGCTTGTGCACGGCGGATGCCACCATTTTCTTGTCTTGCGCTAGGTCTTTCTTGTCCATGATCGACTCCTTACGTCGTTACTACTGATACTGTACCAAGTTCTACGCGGGACACCAAGTTATTTGGTGTTTCAACCGACGTAAACAGCGTTGATCCGCCAACCGGATTCCACCCCCACTGGATAATGCGACTACCGCCAGACGGTGTGCCGTTCTCGTCCAAGCCCGGACCGGGCGTTACCGTGATCTGCAAGCCAGTGTTGCCGCCCAGCAAATACGTGATGTCAGGACGGGGGTCCCGTACACCCTGCGGATCGTCAACCGGGTACATGCCCAGCTGCAACTGCGGATGATCCGGGTCCCAGCACTGCCGACAGACCTTCAACTGGTACGGCTTGGTCTTGATAATCTCCGTCTTCAACTCGTGCAGCTTAAACCGGAAATTGCACCGGTCGCACTGCGAAATCGAGTTCTTGCCGGATGAAAACCGGTTACCCATTACGTACCGCCCCCTATGAACATCTGGCGCGGCACAAGCCGCACAGCTGCCCGTTCCTGATCCTCATCGGCTGCTGTCATCCACGCTTCATCGTACTGGGCTTTCAACACCTGCAAACGCTCCATGCCACCAGGCACCTTGAGCGCGATGTAGTAGGCCAGGCCAGCGGCCAGACAGGGGATAAACCGGAACGGGACGTCAGCGATATTCACGCCACTGCCCGCATCCTGAATACGGCGCATACGCCAGTACACGAACTGATACGGGGTCCCGGCGTTTGGGGTAGGCCAAACGGTAATCGATTGCTTCTGGGTCAGCTTGATAGCCGTACCGGAAGGGATTGAGGCCGCCGTGGTGCCGTCCTGGCCCCGGCAGCAGTTGTACAAGTAGAACGGGGCTCCGTCCTGGGGATTGCTGGTCTCGTTATAGCTGATCAGCTCAGTGCCGATTGTCAGGAAACCTGCTGTGGGCAGGCCCGCCAGGGTTGAGACCTGGATTGTCGTAGCGTCTGCTGCCGTTGTGCCGCCGGTCGTGGTAACGGCGGTTGGAGCCGTGTTGGCTGTCAAACGCTGAATCCAGACCTGGATGGGGCGGCCTTGGGTTAGCTTGTTGGGGATCGTTGCATAGGTTGGCATGCTGATCCGGGTGATGGTCAGGTCCGCCTGGTTGCTGGGTTGGTTTGCCTGAGTACGAATGACGTGATCCAGGATGTCTACCGTGTCGTCAGGCAGTGCGTATGTGGGTTGTCCGGTCACCAGATTGATCGTCTGCTGCTCGAACGTCCACATATTGACGCCACGGTTGGCCCAATCTGCAAACAAAAGGTTTAACGACCGACGAGCGGTGCGCAAGTCGTAGCCCGTGCGCATCTCGGAGCCCGCACGTTCAAACGCCTCCTCGACAATCTCAGAAAGGTCGAGGTTGAACCCTGCTACGCCGGACGTTGTTGCCATGATTTACTTCTTCAAACCTTTGAGGGTCTCGGCCAGACGAGCGCGTTGGCCCATCTTGCCGGGCTTCTTGGCCGCTACCGCCAGTTTCTTGGCGGGGATTGGCTCACCCTTCTTGGCGCCCAGCGCGGAGCGCAAGGCCCCGGGCTTTTTGATCGCGCCTGCGATCCAGTTCTTTGTAGCCATTACTTGCTCCTTGTCGCACGCAGGTTATCGACTAGGTTGGGGTACGGGCGCCCAGCAGCTTTCGCCATGGCCTTGGCCTTGGCTTTCTTTGCAGGCGCCATGGGCTTGGAGGGCCCCAGGTTCTTAGGCCGAGGCTTCTCCCACACCTCACCGCCCTTGGCGTACTGGGTGAAGTCCGTGTCGTCCCGACGTGCTTTACGCACGCCCTTGGGCATCTTGGAAGGGGCTATGGCCCCCATCCCACGGGAGGCCATCATTTTTTGTACATCCCACCGCCACACATGACGATTTTTCCACGGGTCTTACCCTTGGTTGCGATGCCGTCAGCACGAGCAGACGCAGAACGCACTTTGCCGCCCTGCTTGTACTCGTTCTCGCCTGCATAAGGGTAGGTAGTTTTTTTAACACCACCCTCGGTACTAACCGTGGCGTTTCTTTCAGCGGCCTGTCGTTCCGGCTTGGCCTTGGCTGCTTCCAGCG